GTGATGACAAAGTTCGTGTTTTAAAAGAAAACGATTCATGGGCTTTAAAAGATATAATAAGAGGATCGATGGATACTAAAATTGTATGGAATTTGCCTGAAGGTGAACCACCATATACTGCCGCAGCAGCGCATAGTCATCCAACTAATTTAACAAGACGAAATGGAGATTTTAAATATTTTGTTAAAGGCGGAGTTGGCGACACATTGCCAAAATTTAAAAGAGAGCAAATATTCATAGGAATACTTGAAGGCGTACATCCAGAAGATGCTAAGCTTGTTATTAATATGATCAACAAAAAGAAAATCCCTGGGATTTCTAGACCAGTTGTAGAAGAAGCTTTTCCAAAACTACTAACGGATTAGTAGAATTTTAAATCAATTCAAAAAACAACTGTGTACAAATTGCAAAAAACATGGTATAATTAATATATTATTTAAGAAGGTGAAAGCATGAATATTTTTGTATTACACAACGATCCAACAACAGCTGCAACTATGATGTGTGACAAGCACATACCTAAAATGATTATCGAAGCAGCACAAATGTTGTGTACATCTCATAGGTTACTTGACGGTACACCTGAAAGACGTAGGTCAAAGTCTGGTAAAACTATGCAACAGTATTATACATTTGGTGATGATCGCGACGATGTATACTATGCTGCAGTGCACAAGTATCATCCATGCACAGTGTGGACTATGGAAAGTCTACAAAACTACAACTGGCATTATACACACTTTGTAGGCCTAGCCACCGAGTTTGAATTTCGTAGAAAGAAAAAACATGCAACTTTTGAAAAGCTTGGTGAAGTTCTTGTTAAACCCCCTATAAATATACCGGATGTTGGTCTTACAGAATTTGCACAAGCAATGTCTCAATACCCAGATTGTATCGTAAAAGGTGATGCTGTTCAAGCATACAGAAATTACTATCATACAGCAAAACCGTTTGCTAAATGGGATTGGGGAAGATCAGCTCCTGATTGGTGGAAAGGATATCAAGGTGCCTAAGTATACAGTAAAGCCTCTAGAAGAAGGTGACGAGTACGAAATAGATATTAAGTCAGATGAATTGCAGGCTTATCTTAAAGAACACAATTGTATTAAAGTTCTTACGTTTCCAAATATTGTTTCTGGTCAAGGAAGCTTATTGTCAAAGACTGACAATGGCTGGAAAGATAATCTCGCTAGAATTAAAGCAAATTCTGGTAGAGGTAACACAATAAAAACATAGGAATAATCAATGAATACATTTTTTATAGTAGTAACATTTGTAATGGCATCAGCTAATCAGCTTGATAGACCATTATTTGTATTTGCTAAACCTAATTTTGATGAGTATATGCAATGTTGGAATTACGTACAAGCAAATAACATGAATATATATAGAACTGCAGCTAATGAATATAACTTTAAACATAAGCCTGAAGCTATATTTTGTATTAACCAAGAAGCAATAAAGGAAATATTTAATTATAATGCACCAACAATTGAAAAGAAAAATATTTAGCCATGACACGATTGATATTGGTTATCAAGACCTGGATGCTACAACTACAAAATCAGGCAGAACTTATAATACTCCTGATGGTAAGTCTTATCCTAGTATCACAACAGTTCTAAGCATACTTAGTGAAGATGCTATAAGAGCTTGGCGCGAACGTGTAGGTGTAGAACAAGCTGATGCGATTAGTGGCAAAGCATCTAGGCGTGGTACAAAGGTTCATAGCATTTTAGAAAAGTATTTAAATAATGAAGATACTACAAAAGAATTACCGCACATCAGACAAAGTCTCGCAAATCTCAAACCTATACTTGATGAAAGTATTGGAACGATATTCGGTCTCGAGGTGCCTTTATTTAGTCATCATTTACAATTAGCCGGAAGATGCGATTGCGTCGCACAGTTTAATGGCGTACCCTCAATAATTGATTTTAAAACTTCTAAATATATTAAGAAGAAAGAAAGAATCACAAACTATTTCGCGCAAGGTGCAGCATATGCTATCATGTACGAAGAAAGAACGGGAATGAAAATACCCAATATAGTAATTATAATGGATGTTGATCATGAAAAACCGTGTGTGTTCGTAGAACACAGAGATAACTGGACTAAACTATTAGAGGATACGATTGATGAATATAGAAAACGAAAGATGTTTGGACACTAATATGCCACTAGGGTTAACAATGATTGTTCAACTAAGATATGAGTTTGAAGAACTCACTAAAAGCTATAATATGAAAGTATCTGGTTCAGATATAAATACAATAGAATGGTTTATTGAAAATGGCCACAGGTCAAATTCACTTCGTAATGGATTTAATGATGCATTAACAATAGCGAAGATAATAAAGGAGTTCTATAATGGCCGAAGAAACGAAACAACCGGGCTTTCATCCCGCTGATACTAATGGTGATGGCATTGTAACTGACGAAGAACAGTCAATGTATTTGGAGTTTAAAAGAAAAGAAATGGAAGACGCAGACGCACAAAGAGATGCTATTAGAAAAATGGCATGGTTTGCTTTATTTGGATTATTATTATATCCATTTGGAATATTTCTAACTTCCTTACTCGGATTATCTGAAGCCGCGGGATTAATTGCTGATATTGCTCCAACATATTTTGCATCAATTGCTGTTTTAGTTTCAGCATTCTTTGGCGCTGATGCACTAAAAGGTAAAGCAAGTAAACCAGCAAAAAAATAAAATAAAAGGATTTTGTTATGAAAAGATTAATCTATCAAGTTTACACTGGAAAACCTTCGAAGCTGTACGATCACTGTACAGCTTCGGTTAAAGCATATGCTGAAAGAATCAATAAAGAAGAAAATCCTAAAAATAGTGTAGAATACATTATTCAAACTCAACCTATAATGAAAATTAAACCTGACGTATTTGCTACAAATCGTAGTAAAGAGTCATATGAAAAATATGGAGGGTTTTTACCAATATATGAAAAAGAAAATGCATTTGATTATTGGAGCAACTATGATCAAATTTGTATCATTGACGCTGATATCTGGGTGCGTCCTAACTCACCAAACATCTTCCATGAATTGGACGTTTTCGGTGGAACCACCGAATTTGCTGGAGTTGTGGAAAGATTGGCGCCAATCGAACCGTGGTATAAACAAAAATTAGCTGGATATAGTAGGATGCAGTATTCTCAACTCACTGGTGTTGATTGGGAGTGGAATCAAGATGGTGCGTTATTTTATAATATGGGTCTTATGCTTATGGATAGAAATATTGTAAAATACCTTAAAGGCCAAACTGGAAAAGAGTTTATACAAAGACCAGAATTTAAAGATTTTGTAGATGGAATTGGCGCATGGAAATGGAGTACAGATCAAACCTTATTGAACTATTGGGTTAAGAAAGAAAAAATGGTCCAAACATATCTTAATTGGAAATGGAATGCATTATATACAGCAATTCCAATTGAAAAAGTTAAAGAAGCTTATTTTGTACATTTCTTTCTTAAAGATAAATTACCAAACGGTGGTGAAAACGTAGATGAATTAATGGAGATTGTTCAATGAAAATACAAATTGAAATAAGTATGGCTGAATACATAGATAGGTATTCAATATTATTAATAAAGCAAAATAACGAATTAGATGTTTCGAAAGAAATGAGCCAATATGAAAGCCTTGATTTGGAATATCCAGGATTTGATTATTATCTAAGCATTATGATATCAATTAATGAACAATTATGGGATCTAGAAGATCTTAAAAGAAAAGGCGTAGAAAGATTTAGTAAAGAAGAATCTGATACTGCATTTCTTATTACTCAAATAAATGATTTAAGACATGAAACCAAAAAACGTATTGATACGTTCTTTGGAAGTAATTTTACAGAGAAGAAAAGTCATTGAAACATATAGCGTTAAGATCTAAAAGTGTAAGAAGCGGTGATAGACCTTATACCACTCCTGGATTAGGTGACAGATCTCACAGTTTATTATTAGCATATCAATATGGAAAAGCACATAATACTCCTGTAACGATTCATATTACCGATGATAAATGGAGCGTTGCTGGTGGTGTGCCTTCTGCTAAAAAGAAAAAATCATGGATAGAGCTTATGAGTCTATTTCCAGCTGGTGCAGTTTATTTAGAACCACATCCTGTTGAAAATTTACCAGAAGTTGATTGGATTAAATACTTAAAAGCCAAAGCCATTGACGCATACATTTATCATTATGAAGATACAATTCATATGCATCCTAATGAGACACGTGTTGGTATCGAAATGTCTCAATATTTAAAAACTTTGCCTGAATTAACTCCATCTGTAAGTAATGGTTGGTTACCAGATGAATTTATTACTGTACAGTGGGATTCAACTGATTCGCGTAGAACTTTACCAGAAAACATAAGAAATGAAATACACAATAAATATAAATGTGCAGTGTTATATGTAGGTGGTGAAGGTAAAGGTTTATTAAAAGATTCAATACCACATATAGGTTTAGCAATAAAAAACGCAAAAGCACATGTTGGTAGCGATTCTGGTATGATGCATATTGCTCAGTTATATAAAAAATATGAAGATATACACATATACGATACAGAAGGTTCTTATAAATCACACCATTTAGTAAGAGCAATTAACAACGGTACAAAATATACGAAAGTTTAATATCATGATGGCAACACACACAAACAAAGACTCTCACAATTTAATGCACGTAATAAAACCTAACACTGTTGGCGCTGAAATTGGTGTTTGGTTTGGTAATACATCAACACAATTTTTAAAAAAAGGTTTAAAAAAATTATACATGGTTGATCCGTATTCTGTTGAACCATATAAAGAAAACTCAGAAATGACGTATCAAGAATATCTTGCAAAATATCAACCAATTACTGGAGAGTTTGCAGAAGCAGGTTTTCAAAAATACTATGATAAAGTTTATGCAGAAATAAATTCAAGATTTAAAACTTTTAAAGAAGTTGAAATATGCCGTATGCTGTCTGACGAATGGTTTAAAAAATACAATGACGTTGAATTAGATTGGATTTATATTGATGGTGATCATTCGTATGAAGGATGCTTAAGCGATTTGGAAAATGGGTTAAAAGCAGTAAAATCAGGCGGACTTATATTAGGTGATGATTATGGTTGGCCTAATAATAGATGGAATAAACCAGGTGTGACAAAGGCAGTTAATAAATTCATAAATAATAATAACTTAACCGAGCACATGTTTAGACATGGCGAAACACAATTCGAGATAAGAATATGAAAAGATACACAGTCACTTATGAAGTAGATGGTCCTGATATTTCAAAAATAGCTCATGAGATTGCTATTGGTCAAAGTATAGGAAATCCAAATATTAGATCTGAAATAGAAAATGCTACAAATGTAAAAGATTATATAGCACAAGTCATAAGCATAAAGAAAAATATTGTTACTATTGAATTTCCTCTTGGTGCATTTGATTGGCCAAATATCAATCAATTAATGTGTATTATTATGGGTGGTCATACTGATATTTTAGGTGTTGATAGATGCAGAGTAATAGACATAGACATACCAATTAAAACAATTGAACCGCTTTTAGGTATGAGTGGCTGGAAAAAAAGATTAAATGCAGAAAATAGACCATTATTTGGTGCTATCATTAAACCTAAGTCTGGTCTTAATAAAGAACAGCTGTTATCTTTAGTTAAAGACATGATGTATGGTGGAGCAGATTTTATTAAAGAAGATGAGATTATGGCAAATAACTCTTATTTACCTCTGCAAGAAAGAATTGATGCTATTGAACATCTTAAAACAATATCTGGTTGGAAAGGTTTTTACGCTTATTGTATTAATGCCGATCCTTTAGAGTTAGTAGACAACTGTGCAGCAGTAAAAATGGCTACAAGTAGTGAAGGAACTGTTGGTGGTGTACATATTAATTTTTGGTCTGGACTTGGTGCTTACACAACTGCAAGAAAATACTGGATTGCAACTCACTACCAAAGATCTGGTATACGTATTTTAACTGATCCAAGCAATAAATATTCTTTATCATGGCCAGTTTTAGTAAAGTTAGGTTGCATGGCAGGTATTGATAGTATGCATGTTGGCATGCTAGGCGGATATTATCCAGAAGGTGAAAGCGAAACAGAAACACTTGAAGCAATAAAGATTTGTAATGAGTATAATGTTATTCCTTCGTTAAGTTGTGGTATGAATCCAGTACTTGCAAGAGAAATTAAAGAACGTATAGGTAACAATTGGATGGGATCAGTCGGTGGTTGGTTACACACTGGCGATGGAACAACTGGTAATACGTTATACCATAAAGTAAAAGAAATGAGTGAGGCAATGTTATAATGAAAGTGATACTACCTATGGCTGGAAACGGTCAGAGATTTTTTGATGATGGATATGATTTACCTAAACCACTAATAGATATTAAAGGAAAACCAATGTTTAAGCGTGTAGTCGATAATCTACACCTTAATGGAAATGTACAATTAACTTGTATTGTGAGACAAGATCACGTTGACGAGTATGACATTGATAAAAAAATAAAAGAGCATTATGAAGATGCTAATGTACTAGTTTCACCAGGCCCAACTGAAGGAGCTGCTTGTACAGTAAGATTAGCCACTTCTATGTTTGGTGGCGAGGCTATGATAGTTGCTAATTGTGATCAACTTATGGATTGGGACTATGAAAAGTTTTACAAAATGATTGAAATGAGTCTATATCCTGGTGGTCTTATACCAGTTTTTAAACCTGATCATAACGAACCAAAACATAGTTACTGTAACGTTGATTCTAATGATAATTTATTGCAACTTAAAGAAAAAGAAATTATAAGTGATCTTGCTACAGTTGGTATTTATTATTTTGGCGATGAAGTAAAATGGATTAAAGCTCATGAAAAACAAATGGATTCAAATGATAGAACTAATAATGAATTTTATTTAGCTCCAACTTATAATTACTTAAAAGAAAATGTTGGAGTATTTCGTGTAAAAAAAATGATAGGTATGGGAACTCCAGAAGAATTAAATGATTTAAAAAATAGTGAATATTGGGATAAACTTGAGGACTTGTAATGAAAATAGCAATTTGCATATCTGGTATTGCTAGAGGTAATATAAAAAGAAATATTGGTTGCTTAAAAAAAGCATTTCCTAATGCTGATATGTTTTTTTCTTCATGGGAAGAGCATAAAAATGACGAATCAGAGAAGTATAATTCTACCTATTATCCTGAACCAACTATACATTACAACTCATGGTGCGAATGTATAGTAGATAATCCTCACCCTAAATATCATGCTTACAAAAAACAGTTTTTAGAAAAAACTGGACTTTTCCACCAAAAAAAGTTAATAAATGCAACTAAACAACTTATTGCACATGCGTATCAAGTTGCTGATTTACCGCAAGAATATGATATGATTATAAGATCAAGATGGGACACGGTGGTTTCTGAAAAAGTAAATTTTAGCAAGTACTTAGAACAATCTTATAATGAAAATATTGCAATTGGTTTTGCTATACGAGGAGGCAGATGGACTGATCTTAATTCATTTAAAGATATTGATCATGTGTTTATAAAAGAAGATACTGATAATAAATGGAGTCGAGATTGGAGTTATTGGTTAAATGATTTTTTAATATTTCACCCGCGTGATTTGTGTAATACTGAATTAGTTCACAAATTACATAAAGAAAAAAGGTTATGGCCTGCTGAATACGGTTGGTACCAAATGTTAAGTACTTTAGATAATCATCATTGCGTTTACGGCGGTGCTGTATTAGAAAAATTTTGGCGTAAATAAAATGCTTAATATATTAATGCAAAGATATAAATCTAATAAGCAAAAATATTCTTTATTTTATGAAAAAGAATTATTTAGTCTTAGGCATAAGCCAATAAATTTACTACAAATTGGCGTAGAAAATAGCATACCGGTTTGGCATAAATTTTTAGAAAGATCTAACATTTATTGTATTGATGAATTTGATAAAAAACAACCAGATAAATACAATTATCTAGAAGAAAAAAGAATATTTTGGTCAAGATGTGATACAACAAATCAAAAAAATATTAATGATGTTATGATAAATGTATGGAATAAACCAAGATTTGATATTATAATAGACAATGTTAATAATTTTGCATATTCTAGAAAAGATTATTTAAGAAGATATTGTATTGGAAAACATTATATTGAAGATGGATCAGAAGTAAAGGTAATTAAATGAAAGCTTTTGTGATAGTAATACCAGATAATAAAATTTCAATGGCCGGTTTTAATGAACTTAAAGAAAGTTATGAAAAGTATGGCCATGAAGACGGTCTTGAAATGCATGAAGCTATTTCAGTTGATAAGGTAGAGTTAATAGCAGGTGGTAATGGTTTAACTTGGAATTATCCATGGGAAGGAAAAGAATCAGATATTAAAAGCGGATTGATTAAATCTGCTTATTCGACAGCAGACAAAAGAAAACGTATTTCATGTTTTATGAGTCATTGGTATTTGTGGCAAAAATCTGTAAAACTTGATGAAACCATATTAATTTTAGAACATGATTCGAGGCTTATAAAAAGATTGCCAGCAAATAGTACATTTGAAAAAGCTAATTACGACATTATAGGCATAAACGATCCGTCAATGGCAACTCGTAAATCTAAAATATATCATGATAAAATTCAAGAAAAGATTGATTTCTTTCAACCAGTTCCAAGGATTGATGAATTTAATATTCCGCAAGGATTGGCTGGAAATTCGGCGTATGTTATAAAACCAGCAGGTGCAAAACATATGCTAGAATTATCTCAAGAATATGGCATGTGGCCTAATGATGCACTAATGTGTTATCAATTAGTTCCTAAACTTGGAGTAACACGTAATTTCTATACAAGAATACAAGGATTGAGGTCAACAACAACACTATGAAAATGTATGTAATAACAATAACAGAAAATAACAGATCTGTGCAGGTTGCTGATAGATGTGTTAAAAGCGGTTTAGTATTTGGTTATAAAATAAACAAACATAAAGCTTATACTCCAGACAATTGTAATGTTTATGAAGAGTTAAAAAAACTTAAGTATCCTTCAGCAGCATTTAATGAAATATATAGTAGACCAGAAAATTGCATAGCAGGATTTTTAAGTCATCATAGTTTATGGAAAAAGTGTGTTAAGTCTAAAGAACCTATTGTTATATTTGAGCATGACGCAGTATTAACTGGTGATATTCCACAAATGATGATGTTTGATATATTAAACCTTGGTAAACCATCATACGGCAAATTCAATACACCATCGTTTATAGGTTATGGATCACTTGTATCTAAACCATATTTTCCAGGTGCACATGCATACAGATTAACGCCAAAAGGCGCACAACAACTTATTGATGAATGTGTATTTAGTGCAGGTCCAACAGACATATACATACATTCAAGTAAGTTTACTTTAGGCGAATACTATCCTTGGCCAGCAGAAGCAAGAGACAGTTTTACTACAATACAGCAAAAACAAGGATGTTACGCAAAACATAATTATGGTGAAACCTATGAAATTATATGATGAAGCATTTATTACTGGTTGTGATGAAGGCCATGAATGGATGCTCCCTTGGTTTTTTAAAAATTATAAAGCTCATTGTAAAAAGCCATTAGTATTTTCTGATTTTGGTTTAAGTAAAGAAGGACTTAGGCTAGTTCGATCAAATGTGCATGCTATTATGAATTTAGGTGATGTAGAAGAAAAAGGTTGGTTTAGAAAACCATTATCAATGTGGAAATCTCCTTCGAAAAAAACTGTATGGATAGATTTAGACTGTGAAGTTAAAGATAATATTGATGGTATATTTGATTTATTAGAACCTAATAAGTTAGCAATGGTTAAAGATGAACCGTGGATATTGCGTCGTAAGCACCTTTGGCACAACTCAGGTATTGTTGGCTTTATAGGTAAACCTACAATATTATCATTGTGGTGTGGTGCTGTCAGAAATAATCATACTACTGATATAGGAGATCAAGAGATACTTGATAAATTATTAAACCCTATTACAAAAATTACTTATGTTAAGGATTTACCTAACGAATATAACGTAATGAGAATACAAACTGAAGTAGATGGTTATAACGGCAAAATACGAATTATGCATTGGACTGGAAAAAAAGGCAAAGATAAGATTAGGAGTATGTTATGAATAAGGTAGTACATATTGTTGGAAACGGTGATCAGTCTAGTTTGTACTTAAAAGAAACGCGAGTCGGAATGAAACTTACTTGTAATATTCCACCTTGGCCTGTACCTGGTGCATATGGTACAATTATGGTTGACTTTAAAATGATGAGAGCTTTACATGAAGGATCATTAAGTATTCCTGGTAATTGGATTTTAGGCATGAGACCTAAAATTTGGATGGATCAACAACCTACATTTTATGTTAAACATTCTTCTCAAGTGAGAGAATTTTATACGGTTTTGCCAAAATACGTAGCAAATTATACAGATTTTAATTGTGGTCACATGGCAGTACATTATGCAGCAAACAAAGTAAAAGCAGATGAAGTACACTTATATGGATTTGACTCTATATTTGATTTTAATTTAAGAAGTTGTTCTGATTTCTATCTTAATTCAGATAGAGGCAATATGAATAACCACAGATTAGCCAATAATTGGCGCCCAGTGTGGGAAAATATGTTTAAAGAATTTCCGAATACTAAATTTGTATTGCATCATATACACAATGCAATTAAAGTTAAGATAACAAATAATGTTCATATTGTGACATACGATTCAAAAACTCAAATGGATTAGTTAACATGTTCACAACAAACTTTGAAAAAAGTGAAAAAAAAGGTGTACAAACCTCTTTTTTTATGGTATAATATATCTATAAAATGAAAAAAGCGGAGAAAATAATATGTCAAAAGTTAAAAGTTTAGTTATGGATTCAATGGAAGAGTTTTACAATAACGCTGAGCATATCGTTAAGAATGCCAATTCCTTATCTCAAGCCAAAGAACATGTTGAAATCATGAGAAATAGAGAATTTAACTGGCTAGATAAATATCAAATTTCTGATGAAGTTGAGATGTATTGGTATGCTTAATAATACTGATTATTTAAAAGGTTTATTATTTGGCGTATTTGGTATGCTAGTATTAACCTATTGTACACCAGTAAATGCTCAAACACATAAACAAGAAGAAACAGCCTGCTTAGCAAAAAATATGTATTGGGAAGCTCGTAATCAATCTATGGAAGGGATGATTGCAGTAGCATATGTTACTATGAATAGAGTTTATGACGACAGATTTCCAAATACAGTATGCCAAGTTGTATATCAAGGGCAGCATTCTAAATGGTTTTTAGAAACACATAATAAGTGGCACCCTCTTAAAGATAGATGTCAGTTTAGTTGGTATTGTGATGGAAAAGCAGATGATGTGCCATCTATAGATCATGTATTGTACGATAGTATAAAAGTTATTGCTGCTAAAATAGTATACGGTTATAATTCTATATTAATGTACGATTTTACTAGAGGCGCAACACATTACCATGCTGATTATGTATCACCTGAATGGGCATCTAGAAAAACACATACAGTTACAATTGGTAAACATATATTTTACAGATGGGAACAATAAATGGATAAATGGTTAGCAATGCATATGAGTTGCTTAGATCACGAAGGTAAAGTAATTCCATACTTCTGGAGAAATAATAAATGAGTATTGATTCTGAATTAATGATAGCCGAGTTTATTGTAGAACACCACGGCCATAAAATAGAACCAGGCAATATACATGAAAATAATCAAACTGTAGTCGACTGGGTTAATAACGCAAAGAAAATAATAAAGGACAAGCGTAAATGAGTAATGAATTGGTGAAAAGACCCAAGATATCTTATAAGTTTAATGAAGATATGTATGTTGATGAATTAATGGACGTTATTAACGGTACATATAAAGGACATTATTCTCGAGAACAGTTTCAAGCAACAGAGTTTATAGTTGACGGTGGTCATGGCGCAGGATTTTGCATTGGTAATATAATGAAATACGCACAAAGGTATGGCAAAAAAGGTTCAATTGAAGATGCAAGAAAAGATATAATGAAAGTATTACATTATGCAACTATTATGTTACACGTACATGATAGAGATCAATTCGATAATATAGCTGATATAGATAGTAGATTGTCTATGGGCGATTCAGATGAAGAATACAAATACAACACTGATTAGTGTCAAAAACCTGACAAAATGTTGTGACATATTATTGTAAGTGTCATTTTTTTGACATGATATAAATAATATGGTAAGGAGCAATTATGCCAAAAATATCTGAAAACACC